CAAAATCCCTTACAGTTGGGTGCTAAACAAAACGCCGAGAGACTGCACGGCGCTCCCAGTAATGGTTTAATGTAGATGAACAGTCCCTATTGTCTGTTAGGTATCCACTACTACAGAAATGACAAAATCAAAACAATTTAAAACAAAGTCGTCCTGGGCTTCGAGTCTGCGTGACCCGTTTCACGCTCCTCCAGCTCACATTCCTGATTTCGAGACCAATACAAGCGGTACGATCACGTCTCGCATGTATTTTCAACACGTTCCGAATGCCTACTCCAGTACTTCCCCTTCGCATAATAGCGGAATCGTTATTTTTCCGAACCCTCGCGCTCATGTCGTCGAGCTCGAGGAGACGGTTGCTGGGAACGCAATTCTGTCTGATCTTTCTAGTACAGGAAATGCCTTCTTTGGTGCTCACGATGCCGTCAATTTATCGGGTTTTGGAGATGCATGTAAGTTGCGTATGACAGCTTGCGGAGTGAAGATCACCTACGCAGGGACTGAACTCAACCGTTCTGGTGAGTTTATCTCCGGCAATGCCCAGATAGAGTATCCTGCTTCTGGTGCAACCGGCTGTTCGCAATTGAGTCCAGTTAGTACGTTGATGGGTCCGAATAGTTCTGCTTCCTGGACAAGCTTAACTTTCAGGTCGACGCTAAAAGACTATGAGGAGTGTCGCATTACTGACGCAACAAAGGAATTCTTCTGGCTGCCAAATGGAGTGCCTGGCTACTTCCGTTCTGGCTCGAATGTTGCCAACCTTGGTCCGGGCAATACCACCAATGGAGCAGCAGTTCTTAATAGCATGTTCGCCTCCACCGCTGGTGGTGGCGGGCCTAGCTACGGGGAGAATGCTTTGGTTATCTTGATCTCTGGTGATACTACCACGTCTGGTCCAACGGGAAATGTCTATGATGTGGAGGTCATCACACACTGGGAGGTGATTCCTACGAATCTCTATGCCGTGGTGTATGATGTTACCCCATCACTCAGCAATCCTGCTGAGCTTTCCGCTGCGATGAATGCGTGTTCTCGTGCACCAAGCAATATGACGCCGATTTCTACGTCTGACCCCTCTAGTTATAAAAAGACTGCTAAGCCTGTTAAAACACAGGTGTATGAATTTATTGAACGTAATCAAGAACCTATCTATCAGGTGGGTACTACTCTTGTCAAGGCAGCTGCTCGTGCAGCTCAACGCAGGACTGGGCGTATGTCCGCTACTAAGCGGATTGAGCTCTGATTACTCTTTCTTCTTTTCACTTTCTTGCTGTTCTTATGACTGGTTATCTTAAACCACTGTTCACTTATAGCCACTGGTCCCTGTTTGACCTAAAATGTCAGCGCACTAGCGACATAAAATATGGTGTCTATACCGAGCGCATTACACCTCCCGGTGGTTGCGTGACACTACTTTGGGCGTTGGATTCGAAATTTCCCCGGGACCATCCCGGTAATCACTGGGGTTTGACTACGATGTGTGTACCAAAACACGCCGAGGAGCC